AAGATTAAAGCGGACATCATGTGGGCTTACCTTGACCGTATGAATGACATGTCACAGAAGTATCAGGTAGACCTGTGTAACCTCTCAGATGCTGCAGTATCAGCACTCGAAGGTATGGGTATCCGTGTTGCCCAGAAGGAAGGCAAAGGTTACTACATCACTTGTAAGTCTAAGAACGAGATTCGTGCTTACGGCTCAGACGGTGATGAGATCGAAGGTAAGATCGTAGGCAACGGCTCTAAAGCTGTAGCTTTGATTGAGCCTTACGCATGGACTTGGAAGAACAAAGAAGGCGTTTCTGCTTCTTTGAAGAAACTCGTCATTACTGATCTACAGAAGTATGAATCCGATGTAGAACAGGTCGCCATCCAAGAAGACGACGACGAGATTCTGTAGTGGATAAAGCGATCATCGACGCAGATATCTTAGTCTATCGCATCGGTTTTGCGACAGAATCGGAAGATCAAGGGGTTGCCATGCGAACTGTCGCTGGCTTCCTCGAAGACTTGATTATGTTTGATCTACCGTACTGTGATAGTTGGTCGCTTCACTTAACAGGAACAAACAACTTTCGACATGAGTATGCAGTAACAAGACCGTACAAAGGTAATCGCAAGGGCAACAAGAAGCCTACGCACTACGAAGCGATTCGTAAGTACCTCGCACTGTCTTGGGATGCAACAATCTGGGATGGTATTGAAGCCGACGACGCTGTAGCTATTGAGGCTACAGAGTTGGGAGAGAACGGAATCATCGTCTCACTTGATAAAGATTTAAACCAAGTTCCAGGATGGCACTTTAACTTTGTCAAGGGTGGGCTTTACTACCTCACACCAGAGGAATCGATGTTCCTCTTCTACAAGCAATTCCTGACTGGAGATGCTGTAGATAACATTCAAGGCGCTTGGCGTATCGGAGAGAAAAAGGCGACAGCCCTCCTCGAAGGTAAATCAGAGTTGGAGATGTGGGACATCATTGTTGATAAGTTGGGATACGAACGCGCTGTAGAGAATGGACATCTGCTGTATATGCTTCGCAGTCTGGGTGATAAGTTTACTCCACCAACGGAGAGAATAGATGAAAACTCAGTCAGCAAAAGCTAAAGGCAGAAAACTACAGCAAGTTGTTCGTGATGGCGTTCTAGAGCGATTCCCGTCGCTTGAGCCAGACGACGTTAGGAGCACATCGATGGGTGCAGGAGGCGAGGATGTCCAACTTAGTCCTGCAGCCCGTCAGCTCTTTCCTTATCAAGTGGAGTGTAAGTCATTGGCGAGCATCGCTGTGTACAAACACTATGAACAAGCTACTGGACACAACGACTATGAGCCGTTGCTAGTAATTAAACAGAATCGTTCGAAGCCTCTCGCAGTAGTAGACCTCGAACACTTCTTAGACCTTATAAGGAGAGTACAATGAGTGTTAGTGTAAACGAAGTAATGCAGATCGTTCGAGTAACATCAGCAATTGTATCGGAGCTTGGATTAAATCAAACAGGCGTTCGTTGTGACGGTCGTAATGTAGGTTTCGACTACTCAGGAAAACAGTCGTCTACGGTTCCTGTGCTCTTTAGCCTTGATAAAGAAGCACTGATGTATGACGAGGATGCACTCTCTATTAAACAAATTCACACATTGATTGGGATAGCTGTAGAGCTAGAACTAAACTATGGTGAGCACGAAAAGTTTTTAAAGGCGGTGTGATATGGACTTCTTCGACGAAGAAAACAAGATGCGTGTTAACTTCAGTATCAGTAACTATGATAAGGAAATTAGTTTGACGAACGTCTACGATGACGACACAACATGGGGTGAAGTCTTGAGTGACATTACCGCAGCGTTAGAGGCTTCGTTTGGCTACTCGTTCAATCTCCCGCATGGGAACAACCCAGAAATCAACATGGGTATCTATGTTCCTGAACGTGAGCCCGAACCGATCACAACTATTAAGGACTTGTTAGATGACTGACTTGACTGAGATGGCTCGACAGCACCAGATCGGAGGTGCTCATTATGTCGATAAAGCTATTCAGCCTTGGGACTTTATGAAGTCTGTGATGTCTGAAGAGCAATTTGAGGGTTACCTTCGTGGTAACGTCATCAAGTACTTGGCTAGGTATCCTGACAAAGGCGGTCAAGTGGATCTCGAAAAGGCTCGTCATTATCTTGACAAGCTCATCGAAGTCGTGTAGAATAGATAGGTTGCGCTGATGACTTTAAACGAACTCAAAGAGAAGCTAGCGCAGTTGGATGAGGTCACTCTAGTGGAAACATTAGAGCTGACTTCTGAAGATATAGTTAATCGCTGTAGCGACCTTATCGAACAACAATTTGAAGCACTGGAGATACAATTCGATGAAGACACACCTTGGGATAACGATCAGTGAAGACAGGGATGATCGCCTTAGTGAGCAAGCTCTTAAACTCATGCAGGACTATTACATGCTTGAGAGCGAAGACAGCCCTCAACAAGCCTTTGCACGAGCTTCGGTGGCATATTGTGAGGGTGACCTTGACTTTGCACAACGTATTTATGACTACGCTAGTAAAGGTTGGTTCATGTTTGCGTCACCTGTGCTCTCAAATGCCCCAGAACCGAACGGAAAAGGTAGTGGTCTTCCTATTAGTTGTTTCCTTACTTACGTTGGCGATACCCTTGATAGCCTTATTGAACACAATGCTGAAGTAGCGTGGTTGTCAGTAAAAGGCGGGGGTGTCGGAGGCCATTGGTCGCACGTTCGAGGAATTTCAGAGAAGGCACCTGGGCCGATCCCTTTTATGAAGGTGGTCGACAGCCAGATGACAGCTTACAAACAAGGCAAGACTCGAAAAGGCTCATACGCCGCATACTTAGATGTGTCTCACCCAGACATTGAAGAGTTCATCGGAATCAAACTTCCTACAGGTGGGGACGCTAATCGAAAGTGTTTTAACCTGTTCAACGCAGTAAACATTACAGACGATTTTATGGAGGCTGTAAAAAATGGATCAGAATGGAATCTCATCGACCCAGATGAAGGACTTGTTAGAAGTACAATCAAAGCTCGCGACTTATGGCAACGAATCCTTGAAGCTCGCTTTAGAACTGGATCGCCTTATGTCAACTTCATCGACACTGCCAATCGAAACCTTCCAGAGCATCAAAAGCGCCTTGGACTCAGGATTATGGGCAGTAACCTCTGTAACGAAATCCATCTCGCAACTGACGAGTCTCGTACAGCAGTCTGCTGCCTTAGCTCCGTCAACCTCGAAAAGTACCACGAGTGGAAATCCAGCGGAATGGTATCAGACCTTATCAGACTCCTCGATAACGTCTTGGAAGACTTTATTCGAAGAGCACCAGAAGCACTTAGAAAAGCAGTGTACTCAGCTATGCGAGAACGCTCAATCGGTCTTGGAGCAATGGGTTTCCACGGACTTCTCCAAAGGGAAGGAATAGCATGGGAGTCTTGGCAGGCAGCATCTCTGAACTTTCAAGTCTTCAAAGAGATAAAGGATCAAGCAGTTGAAGCATCTTATCAATTGGCTTCGGAGAGAGGCGAAGCTCCCGATATGGCAGGTTCTGGTCTTCGCAACGCTCATCTCCTTGCTATTGCCCCTAACGCTAACAGCTCTATTCTATGTGGGTGCTCTCCTAGCATCGAGCCTTTAAAAGCAAACATCTTTACACATCGTACACGAGCAGGTGCTCATGTCGTTAAAAACAAGTTTCTTGAACAAGTACTACAACGACACGGACAAGATAATGAGAAGGTTTGGAAAAGCATACTTGAGAGCGAAGGCTCTGTACAGCACTTGGAGTTCCTATCCGATGACGAGAGGAATACTTTTAAGACAGCGTTTGAACTTGACCAAACATGGGTCGTGGAACATGCGAGTAAACGACAAGAGTTCATCTGCCAAGGACAATCCGTTAACCTGTTCTTCGCTTCAGGCACGGATAAGGCTGTTGTCAATCAGGTACATCTCAAGGCATGGAAGGAAGGTCTTAAAGGCCTATACTATCTCCGCACGACTGCTGGTGTTACAGCAGAGAAGGTTGGCACTAAAGTAGACCGTAATGCGCTGAAGGACTTTGAAGACGATGAAGGCTGTGTAAGCTGTCAGGGATAACATAGTGTCTAAGTTGTAGCTTTTAAGCTACAAATGGATATCATAGTATTCCTATGTAAAGGAGAACACATGAACGAGAAAACAACGAACCTACTGAAGCGTCTTGATCTAATCAAGGACAGCGACCCGTTTAACAGACGGATACTGAATGACTGCTTCACAGAGATTCAACTCTTACGAGTAGAGATCGATAGACTCAAACAAATGAACACACAATTAAATATAATGGTGACACAACTGGAGAGTGGAGAATATGAGCGTTCTTGAACAGAGCACAACTTACAAGCCTTTTAAGTACCCGTGGGCTGTAGACTATGCAGTCTCGCATGAGAAGTTACACTGGGGAGAGTGGGAAGCGAAGCTACAAGACGATGTAGCTCAGTGGAAGTCTGATAAGCTGACATCGGTTGAGAAGAACCACATCACTCAGATACTACGTCTGTTCACACAGAGCGACGTAGCTGTCGGTACGAACTACCTGGAGTCCTACATTCCGAAGTTCAAGAACAACGAGATTCGTGCGATGCTTACTTCGTTTGCTAACCGTGAATTCGTCCATCAACGTAGCTATGCACTTCTTAACGACACGCTGGGATTACCCGAAGAGGAGTACTCAGCCTTCTTAGAATACAAGCAAATGGCTGCAAAACTGGAGTTCATGTCCGATATTGACACGAATAGCTTGTCAGGGACTGCACTGGCTGTAGCGCGCTCTGCAATCAATGAAGGCATGAGCCTCTTCTCAGCCTTCGTAATGCTCATCAACTACTCTCGCTTCGGTAAGATGCGAGGCATGTCAGAGATTGTTCAGTGGTCTATTCGTGACGAGTCGATGCACTGCGAAGGTATGACAAAACTCTTTAGGACTTTCTGTGATGAACATCCACGAATCGTCAACGACGACTTCAAATCAGACATCTATAAGATGGTACGTCAGGCGGTCAAGCTTGAAGATAAGGTTATTGATCTGGCGTATGAGATGGGAGCTGTGGAGGGCTTGGAATCGACCGAAGTTAAACAGTATATCCGATTCATTGCTGACCGAAGACTTACACAGCTTGGTCTTAAACCGAACTACAAGGTTGAAGAGAACCCTCTACCGTGGCTTGAGCCTCTTACTGCTAGTAGTAGCTTTGATAACTTCTTTGAGACTGTTGTAACTGAGTACAACGCATCAGGACTAGATGGAGATGATTGGGGATGGTAACTATGCGATTCCATCATGTGTTTGGCTTATCAGCCGAAACAGTTGAAGGACAGCCTGTATTAGGCTTTAGGGAAGATATAGATGAAGCGGATGTATATTTCTTCGATGGCTACGTCATCAACATCCCCTTCTTTAAAATTATGATTGGGGATGTCTATGGCATCTTTGAAGACTGAATAGCCTCTCCAGTGGCTGTGTTGCCCCCGTCAGGGGGCTTTTTTATGCTACTGGTTTTCTAGCTCTGCGAGTTGACGTTCGATGTCTGCAATCTCTGCGTTAGTCTGATCGACTGCTTGATCCGCTGCATACTGAGATTGCTGTGCATCGGCCTCAGAAGCTTTCGCAACACTTATAGCTGAAAACATTCCTACAATTTCACTTGTTAGTGTCTCTACTTGCTTGTCGTTTCCACGCACAACAGCAGAGTTCAAAGCCTTCATACGCCCTAGCATCTTATTAGCCAACTTAGGATCTGTGACCACTTTAGCTAAGTAGTTCGGAGTAATGAAAGTTAAGATATCTGTGGCTCTTCGTGTGAGCGACCGATTAATATCAAAGACTGACTTAGCTGCACCAACCTGCCCAGCCGCGACAGCTAGCGCCAACTGACCTGACGCACCGCGAGACAGAACCTCAGCTTCCTTCGAAAGCATCATCAAATCGTCAATCTCTGACTTCGAAAACAACACCTTCAATGTATCGTGCATCTTAGGGTCGGTTAATGCTTCAGAGAAGTTATTAATATGAGCAAACGGATCGAAGTTCTTATTAAAGCCTCCAAACGGGGCTCTTAAATGTTGCGCTAAGAAACCAGACTTCAAAGAGCCCATAAAGTCTTTGTCAGATCCTTTGACGCCCATTGCCTTGATCTGGTTAACCAACGCCTTGAACATCTTAGGCTCAGTGACATTACCAACTTTAGCAAGAAACTCACCGGCCATCTCAGGCTTGTTTAGAGCTGCTAGCGTGTTTGCAGTCTCTGAGTAAAGTATATTAGCACTCTTGTGATAGTCTGATGTAATCTTCTGGTACTCTTTGAAGAGTCTTGGATTGTCAGCATTCGAAGCGCCTGCTCGCATTGCAGTTTGTACTTCTCGCTTTAGCTCCAACAGATCTTTAATAATAGGCTTCTTAGGATTGGCCGCATCAAACAAATCATCGATCTTCCGATTGATCTGTTTAAGAACCGCGTGAGCTTGTGCAAATGTTGGCTGTGGAGACATGTTTAAGATATCTTCACGCAACGACTTTAAACTTGCGTCACCTAAAAACTTTAAGCGCGTGACGCCTCGCTCTTGAGCAGCTTTTGAAATAATCGTAGCAGATACTTCACTGTTCCCAGCTTGACGGGTAAGTGCCTGTAAGCGACGGAAACTAATAGGTACGTTCTTACCTAGCTTGTCAAGTTCTGCATATCGCATGGAGAAGTTCAAAGATGATGCGGTTCGTGCAGTCTTCAAAGTTTCTTGAATAGCCTTACCAAACCCTTCACGCCCCATCTTACCGAAGCCCTGTACAGCCTCTCCGATACGTCCTCTCAGGTACGTTGCAATGCCTGCAGCGTTAGCCTCCATCATAGAGTTACCTTTCAAGGAAGCTGCCGCTACGTTCTCGATTGAAGCTGCTACTGTATTCGTTGGATCAATTTGTGAAGGCATCATAGTCGACTTGACCTTCTGCAACCCATCTTGAATCCTAGTGTATAAAGCAACTTCTTCTGCATCCAACGCAGATTCTTTGATAAACTGCGTAATACCTAGACGCTTATCATCGACAGCGTTTTTAATAGCTCCACCACCTGACTTAACTAGCGGTGCAGTCGTTTCTACAATTTTATTGAGGACTTTACCGCCTCCGACAGCGACAACAGTTTCGTATGCCCCATCAGTCACTACATCTAACGCTTGATTGAACACCATAGACGTAATATCTTCAGTACTCCGATCTTCAGCGTTAGACAGATCTTCACCAAACAAACTGTTTTCAACAGACTTAATAGTATCGCGTAGCTGAGCCCCGAGTGTACCCATTGCAACCATGTTTAAACCAGTTGACACAGTTGCTGTTGCAGGATTCGAAGCGACTGCAAGAGTCCCTAGAGTTGGAAGCAAGTCTACAAAGGAAGACTTCCACCGCTGTAAATTTGTCCAGTAGTCTAAGTCACCGTATCCTAACTCTTGGGGCTGATCGTATGAGATTGTTTCTCCCTGAGTAGCTGCATTCAACGCTTCGGTGTCAATACTTGGCGAAGCAGGTTGCGGGGTCGGTACAGTCTCTGTAGGCTCTGGAGCTGCTGTAGGAGTAGTAGGCGCGGGAGGCTCTACTAAAGCCTGTTCAGTTGTAGGACGGGCTACAGTCTCTTGAGGTGTTTGCGTCGGAGGAGGAGACTTTCGAAGTACATCTGCAATCTCATCTTTAGACATGGAAGCAGGAAACTTTAAAATTTGATTACCTACTTTGACTTCTTGCATTTCTGCCATTGTTATCTCCAAGATTGCGTTTCGACGTCCCACTCAAGGGT